GAGATTTCCAAGCATAGCCAGAGTCACCGGCACCTCTACATCCTGCCAGCGACGGCGCAAGCCGTTTATAGCCGAATATAGAAATGCTTCGTATTTACGACGTGGCAGAAGATTGCTATCGACCTCTCCAAGTTGGAAAGGTCTAACGTCCACCCCACGGAAGTAGTCACTTCCGCAGGATTCCCTAAACTCACCATTCGCGTAGGTTTTGTCTTGGTTTAAGATGAGCCCGAATTTCGGGAACATCACCGAGACGAACGGATGGAGGCGACTGTCGTAAATCAAGTCGTCACCGTAGGCGCTCACCTCCAATTCAGTATTGAAGAACTGAAGGGAAAGCGCTTTCAGTAGAGCTAGGAACACCAACGTTTGGAGCGGAAAGGTAAACCCGACCCCCATCGTCGAGAACGTATTACTCTCGAAAGGTGGGGAACCAGGCAACTTTATCTTGCTTATCCGACCAAGGCGAAGAGCCAAAGCCCAACGCATTGGAAAGAGAAGCTCAACCAATTCGCATGTGATATTATCGCTTGCGAGTGATTGATCGGCAGTGACCAGTGTTCTACTGACACTTCCGATTTTAGCTAGTTCACCATGTCGCTGTTGTAGCGACTTGATGTCGTAGCCCGCTCTAAGAAGCCGTTTGGTCAAAACCTTACCAAGACCGTCGGAGTACAACCCGCCGATCGTTGTGTTAGCCATGATCATTCGACGACTTTTAAACGTCTTAGGAACAAGAACAGCCTCGAGATGCTCAACCTCACGGAAGGCGACGGTAAGATCGCCACCAGTTTGTCCCTCAATGTACTTCCTAAGAGGGGTATTCCAGACAAGATAACTGTGTCTGAACCATGAGATATGGGCAGTGGATCCTGAAAGAGGTACCTCCATCCTTCGGCCAAGACAGGCCTGGGACAGCGGAACTCCTACAGACGACTTCTTTGCAAACGCGCATAGCCCAAGATGCTCCTCATCGTCATAGTCCAGAAGGACGTTTGACAACCAACCTCTTGCGTAACTGATGACGCTCTGTGTTGTACGCAGAGTTGTATCAATCTCAAAAGATTGGAGGCGAACCTGATTGTCCATAAATTTCTCTATGGAAAGCTGGGTCACCTGATAAGGTGAATATACATCACTTTCTGATGTATACTTCTTGAACAAGTTGAAAATTTGGGCGTACATCTTAAAGGTGTACGTATCCATCGTCTCAACAGGAGCTTCGAGTTTGCCACGCCATTCCCTCATCCACTCACGTGAGCAAAGTGAACTACTAAGCTCTCTGTAGGAGGAAGGGTTGAGGCGTGTTTTGAAGTCCTAGAATAGACCGAGAGCAATAGTTTTAGCTACTACGTCGGTCGAATACCGCAGTCTTGCAGCAGAAGATCCCATGTTCTAAATCCTTTCGAGTTTTCAAAAGGACCGAACTGGCCTCTAGGAGGCTAGCTCAGTCGCGATTTAAGCGATAGAGCCAGCCGCCCAGAAGTTAACGGCGTCAGTTCCGTACAGCAATTGCGCCAAGATCGTGTTAAGATCCAGTGCATTTGCGGCAGGGAACTCCG